GTGCGCTCCAAAGGATCAGTTGATAGCCTTGCTCTTTCGCACTTTTGAGCGTCGCACACAACGCAGTGTTGAGCCCAGTCCTGCCCCATAATGTGCCATCAATATCCACCGCAATAATCTTATCCATGAACAAAAAGCGACCCCGGTTGGTGCGCATCGTCGAGAGGCGTCCGGGGTTCTATCGCACAATCTATAGCACAATCTATCGCACAGTCTATAGCACTACTTTTCTATAGCCTTTCGGGCCGCCTTAGCGCTCACTGTCAGCGCCTGCTGTGTGCAGCCGATAGCCTCGGCAGCGTGGTCCATGCTTGTGTAGCCCGCGAGGTGCTCCAAATCGAACGCAAACAGCAGTCCCACTGCTCGGATCTGTATCGAGGCTCCCTTGTTGCCTCCGAAGATGTAGGCCAGCAGTCGCACCACGGCCACGCCTCCCGCGGTCTGCGCCTGGCGTCTAGCTGTGATCCGGTGCCAGCGCCACACGTCGTCGATCTGATCCTCATCGAGTCCGATGTCGGCCAAGTCGTCACATGCTGCTGAGTAATCGGCGTCGTCAATCATTGTGCGTTGCCGTCTCTCCGGCTGTCACACCACTACGGCGACCGAGCACCCCCGGTCCGTGCGCAACGGGTGGACCCGTTGGCAGGTGTCGCGTTTGCAAGTCTCTCCAAGCTGTCACGCCTTTTGACTCAGCGGCGTTCCTGTTTCGGCGTCCCGAAAGCGTGCAGTCTCTCCTGCTGTCGCACCACTTTTAGGCCAACTGGTCAGCCTCGCAGGTGTCGCGGAAGTGCACTTAGTGATGCACACTAGGCTGCACTTCGTCAAGGTCCTCCTGTGTCCAGCCCTCGCGCCTCATCTGCTGCTCTAGTGCTGCCGCCTTAGCCTCTGCCCGTAGTGCTCTAACCTTGGATTCTTGCAAGTGCATCTTGAGCGCCTCAATGAGGTAATGGTTTTCTAGGCGTTCGATGGGTGTCATATCATTTTCGTGACGTTACGAAATAGATCCATCTGCCGAGGATTCCTCGGTAGTTGCCAGTGCCTCCAATGCTATTTTTTTTGCATCGTCAATTTTGTCCTGATCGCAAACTTTTTTAAGCGCAAGCTCCAAGTCTTTAATTTTGTAATCCCATTTCGTCATTACATGTACGGCTTCGCGCAACATTGCCCAAGTCTTTTGACATTCAAGCGTAGGAATGTCTAAATATATTTTTGCGCGTGTTAGCATGTCGCGCATCAATTCGTATTCCCAACGCATGCTCATTTTGAGTCCTCCCATTTCCTAAAGGTCCTCAGAAAAGCCTCTGCGCGCTGGCGGGCTGTTGCCAGTGTTGCCTCGTATGTTGCATCAAACAGCAGTGCAATATACTCGTCGGTTTGTGCTTTGGTCAGCACTTTTTCGGCATCATGCATCGCGTTTAGGTCGGTGGCAAAGTGCGGGCAGTCCACGACCCAGCCGTCTGGGGTTTTGTAAATCTCGCCGCTCTTGCCCACAATGTCACACGCTTTGGCGATCGCTTGGTTCATCTGTTGATCGGTCATAGCGTCGCCTCCAGTTCGTTGAGTCCGCACCCCAGCTCTTCCGCCACGCTCATGCGGGCCTCGATCTCGCTCTCAGCGTGGACAGTCCAGAATCGATACGGCGTCCAGTCGTGGGATACTTTGTAGGTCAGTTTTTTTATACGTTCCGCTGTGGTCATATTGGTTTGTATGGTTAGGGCATCAGACGGGGCTGTTAGTGGCCTCTGTTGGCCGTCTGGCTGCGTTAAGCTCGCGCCGGTCTCGGATAAAGCCCACAGTTGAACCGTAGGTCAGCCCTAGCGTGTCCACGTCAACCTGGTTCAGCAGTTCGCACGCCCGCTCAAAATGCGCCTCCAGATCCAGCCTGCGCTCGTGTAGCGCCGGGTGCACCACGTCGCAGGCTAAACAAGGGCGGCTTGCCAGTGCTGCGTTCTCGGCGCGCAATGCCTGGTTGAGCTCGATCTGCATTGCGAGTCGCTCCCCCAAGTCTTGGGCGGCTGCGTACACGTCAGCCTTGGTAATGTTGGCTAGGTCAAGGGTCATGGGTCTGTAGTCGGTTGGGTGTTGGCAAAACTTTAGAGAAATCCCAAAGCGGCTTTCATCCTGGCCAGTCGTGCCAGGTCTTCCGGCTTGGTAATTTCGGCTTCGTCGTTCTTTGAGCCGCTGCCGCCCCTCAAGGGCGGGCGAGCGGGCTCGGATTCTTCTTTCTCTACTACTCCCGCTGCCGCTTGCGGCGGCGCGGAGTAGTTATTCTCTGTTCTCTTCTTGCACACCTGTGAGGGTTTCACGTCGTGACCCTGTGAGGGTTTCACCTGCTCACCCTGTGAGGGGTTGCCATAACCCTGTGAGGGGTGGCTAATCGAGAGCAAACAAAAAGCATTTCGGGTTGCTCTCAGTGCTCCGTTTGCCCCCGAAAAGATGCGGATTAACCCGGCTTTTGCAAGGTCAGGAAGGCACCTAGAGACGGTGTTTTTAGACGATCCGATGTGGCTGGCTAACTGCTCATATGATGCCGCAAAGCGGCGTTTCTGGTCGATGCCAGCGGCACTTTGAAAATGTGTCAGAGCGTGATAAACGGCGTAGTGATTCGGGCCAAAACGGCCTGCAATTTTTGCCGCCTCGCGTGCTTGCCAAGCCCACGGGCCTTCTTGTTTTGGGTTTTCAGATCTCGGTTTCATTTGCGTTTTTTGGGTTCCTTGTCTTCTAAAATCGGCTTTGCGCATGGCTTCCAAATCATGCCATCCCGCTCTTGGTTCGGGCTGTGCCGAATGTGTATTCGCGCCGATAGCTTGTTTGTTTCCAAGTCCATCATGCCCGCTCGGAGCCTGCGCTTGGTCATCGTCAGTGAGCACGTCGGCGGGTCACCTTCAGGCGTCTCCACGCGCTGCAATGTGACGACCTCTCGCGCCCAGTTGGTCAGCGCGCTACTGCCAAAGCCAGCGTAGGCCAGGTCTGAGTCGGTGCGGGCTGTGCCTTCCCGAGGCTTTGGAAGGTGATGAATGAGCGCCATTATCACGCCCGTCTTGCTACTGATCCGATTGAGCGCGTTACAGAACTGCGTCACCACCGCCTGGTCGGAAATATCGTCCCCTAGGTAGCACATTAGCGGGTCGATCCAAACGATGTCAGGAGAGTGCCGGATCACTAGGGCCTCTAGCACGCGGAGAAACTCCGGCCCCGCATGCGTGTTGTCGCGGTAGAAGACCAGCCTCTCGTTTAGTTCGGCACGAACGCGCTCGTCGCAATTGCCCTTGCCGTACTTGCAGACGACCGATTGCAAGATTTCAGACTGATCGCCCAGATCATTCTCGGCTTGCAAAATCAGACTTTTTAGCGGTCGCACCGGCAGAATCCCAAAGGTGAGCAGTTCACCAAAAGTGGATAATTCCGCAGTGTCCCGAGGGATTGCCCAGCCAATTGCAAGCTGCATGGTCAGACTGCTCTTTCCGATGCCAGATTGAGCATTAATAAGCACAGATCCGCCTTTGCAGAGCCAACGGTCGCCTAAGACCGTATTGGGGTCGTGCTTGGTATCGTATTCCAGCAACTCTTCAAAGCTGGTCTGACGGACCTCGCCTAGTCCCTGCTCGGCAGCCGCTACGGTCACTGCATCGCCTAGGCTTGCGACAACGTCCCCTGTAGGCTCTCCGGCAGAGAGTGCCTGGGTCGCTTGTGTCAGCTTTGCTAGCAATTCCCGGCGCCGTGATGCGTCCTGCACTAGCCCGCACCAGTCGGGCAGCGGATGTAGGCTCGGCATTGTTGCCGACAGCTCAGAGATTGCCCCAAACGGAATACCTTGGGTCGCCAGCCGGTGAAAAACGGATATGGGATCCAAACTAGCCCCCTCGTCTGCTGCTCCTCGTATCCCGGCAAAGATTGAAGCCAGCTGTGGATCGTAAAAATCACCAGCTCGGAGCCCGCAACTCGTGACAATCTGCAGAGCTGTCTGTGGCGCAAAAAGCAGACAGCCCAGCACCGCCCGCTCGGCCTGGTCGGCCTGCGGGATCATTATGGCGCTCATGGCTATAGCGCCGCCTCAAAGTCTCGCTGCATTCGGGCAAACGGGGACAACGTCTCGGCCTCCAGAGTGCCTTGAAACATTTGAATGGCTTTGGCAATCGTCCACGATTCCATGCTGTCTGCGTCAATTCCAGCTTGCCCACAGCCCACCAGCGCCCTGTGCGCCCGCTCTAGCTCTCCTGCAATTCTCTCTGCTTCTTGGTTTTCGGTTTTGGTCATTTGGCTCCTCAAAAGTGTTGCGCGTTGATCGGATGCGCGCCCCCCGGTTAGCAAACTAGAACGGGATTTCGTCGGACTCTAGCTCTGTGCCACTGGACGGCGGGAGCCACCTTTTAATCTCCAGATAAGCCTTGCCAGTCTTCTCGCTGATGCGGTCACCGGGCCCAAGTTCGACCTTGGCAATTTTGCCAATGCAGTCTTCGGTTTCAATCACCAGCGTCTTGCCTTCGACGACCTTTTTCCCAATGGCTGTTGCAAACTCGGCCACGTTGCGGCTGTTCTTGGCGGTGAAGACGACCCACGATTTGAAAGTAAGCGGTCCAACTTTAACCTCCAACTGCAGCATCTCGTTCCCGGCTTTTGAGACTGCGTCAATAGCGTGCTCGATGCGGGCGAGATGGATACCTGGTGCAATGGTCTGTGTGGATTCGGTGGATTCGATTTTTAGTGATGGCATGGTGTTTTAGGTTAAATCTGAAAACTGGCTGCAAAGCGCTCAGGAAAGGCGCACGCTTGGGCGGCAATGTCTGCTGGGATGTCGAGATACGTCTGGCCTTCTTTGATCCAGCCTCGCTTCAATGCTCCTGCCGTGACTTTTTCACGTTGCGCGTCGGTCTTGTCTGACAGGAGCCGCTGCATCGGGTTAATGCGCTGGATCGGTTCCGGCAACGGTTGCGATGTCGCTTCAATCTGGATCGGTTCCGGCTCGGTCTGTACTGTCACCGGCCCAAACTCTGCCACTTCCTCCGGCGCGTAGAGCCCCGAGAGCACGCCAGGGTAAATTGCCCGCACTGCTTCAGAGATGCACCGAGCCTTGAGCATCTGTCTCGGAAACTTGCGCCACGTTGGATTTCCAGTCAGCCCGGCGCGCTCTGCGTCTTTAATTGTCCAGCTAACCTTCAAGCTTGCGCCCTGCGGATGCGTAAAGGTTCCAGAAACGGATTCGTGCGTGTAGTCGTGCCACTCAACGCGGCCGCCAGCCTGCTGAAATCGTGCAAGCATGGCCTCGGACTTGAGAGACGGCTTGCCTCCAATGATGTGGTAGTCCCTCGCGGCTTCCGCTGGGTGCCGTCCCTCGGCTTGGCAAAGGAGCCCCAGTGCCAAGGCTTGCTCGGCAGTTTGGATCCCGAACAACTTGGATTTGGCAATGGCCTCCGCCATCAGTTTTGTTTGATCGAATGGTATTAGTTGCATTTGGTTTTCATTTTGAGCCCAGCCTCAAGGATGAGGAGAGCGTCTGCGGTTTTCAGTGTGACTGAAAGTTGTGGATATAGCGCTTGTGCGCGTCCTTTAAGATGAGCCTTCCAACGCGGCCCGTGCGTCTTTTTGTCGCCCAGCCCGAGCGCCTGCTGCCACTTCTTTGGCGGTAGATACTCAATACGAGCACCGTAGGCGGCAAGGATGCCCTCGATTCTTCCGTAGTTGCGGAACATTGTTGCCATGCTGCTGCCGGACATCTTGCCCGCAAACTTGGGCAGTTCCTCCAAAAACACAATTGAGGTCGGAAGAAACGGTCCATCGGAATTGCTAACAAGAATTTGAAACTGCGTGTCAATGTCATGCAGTGTGCTGGGCATCGGCAGCGCATGAACACTGCCGTCGGTGTCGATGTACGCGATGCCGCCGCCCACGCCTGGGTCGATGGCGATGTAGTTTTGAGTGCTCATTTTGCCTGTACCAAAGGAGCCTGCCCAATTTTTCGCTGCACCAGCTCATCCGGCAGCACTGCACCCGCAGCACTCCAGAGAGCCTCTGCCTTTTTGGCGCTCATCGAGCCCTGCGCGCGGATCGCGTCGCCTGCACCGATCACGCCGTTAGCCACAGCCTGGGCGACGTGCTCGGCCTCGATGTACTCGCTCGCACGCGGCTTCTGTAATCGCCAGCCAGGCACTTTCACGCCTGCATCAAGCAGCCCACGAGCCTTCTCCTTTGCTGCGTCCCTGAAGTCTTCCAACGTCTGGCAAGCTGCGAGGAACTCCCCCAGCCGGTCAGGATCGTTAAGCAGCGCCAAAAACCCCTCGTCCTGCACCGTCGGCGCAAGCCCCGCCACTGTCACCAGCGCGCTGTCTTTGCTGGCAACGCGAGCCGGACAGGTCAGCGACTTGGCGCACCACCCGCAGTAGTCGTTTTCCCGAGGGCCGGTGCCCACGTTGGCTAGAATGCCCCGCACCATGTCACTTGCGGACTTGTACGTCCAGTGATGCGTCACCAGTTTGCGCTGGTCACAAAAAAGCAGATGCGTCGTCCAAGTCTGCTCGAATCGCATCTGCATTAGCCCCAGCGCGTAGGCTGCCATCTGGCCCTGGTAGTCGTAGATCTGCCCAGACTTCAGGTCCATGCTCCAGTTGGCTCGAGTTGCCACGCCGTCCACGGTGCCAGTGTGCTCCAGCCCCGCCGTCTGCACCCGGCAGTCTGCATCGGCTGTCAGGAGCCCGTCTGCACCTCCACCCAGATTGATGCACTGAGCCAGCGCCCAGTTGATGGCGGCGGCGTCCTCGTCGTTGAGGTCACGCGGCAACTCGCCGGTCGTCCAAGCGTCGCGAAATACGCGGTCTAGCATGGCGCCGCGTTCGGCCGCCGAGCTAGTGCCTGGGGAGCCCTCGTACTGGCCGCACAGTGCCAGCTTGGGAAGTGATGAGTGTCTGATTTTCATTAAAAAAGGCTCGGTTGAGCTTCGATATTGCGAAGGTTTGTCACTGCGTGTTCTGCGTACGCCTTTTTTAGTTCCGAGCCAACAAAACGCCTGCCAAGAGTTAGAGCGCCGTACCCTTCGGAACCGATCCCGGTAAACGGTGAATAAACGAGATCTCCTTTGTTACTCCAGAGCGTAATGGCGCGTTCAACCACGTCGAGTTGCAACGGGCAGATGTGCTTTTCGTCCTGATCCTCTCTCGCAATTTTGCCGTTGAGCACTCGAGTCTGATTAATGTCCATCCAAACCGGCGAAGCCCATTCTTGCCACTGATCCAACGGAAACTCTTCCTTGGTACGAGTCACAGGGTTTTCATTCATCTTTTCGCCCCACTTGCGAAAAATGATGAGGTACTCTGCCATTCCCATGCGCGTGTACTTCGAGTTTTGGCGAAGCTGTTTGTAAAGTAACCCTTGCGCTTTTGTGCGCTGCATCTCGATGACAGGGTCTTTCCAAATGGTGATCTCAGAGTGATACGCCCACCCAAGCTCAACGTGAGCGCGAATGATCTCTCCCCGGAAGTCCCGCAGGCCAGCCATGCCGTCGCGGTTGGCGTAATTGACTAGGTTCTTGCAATGCACCGCTGAGAGGCATCCAGGCTTCGTGATTCGGTATTTTTCAGCAATTAAAAATTTGTACTGTTCAAAAAACTCTGCGTCATTTTTACAGTTCCCCATGTCTTGTACATCGTCCGAGTAGATGTACAGATTGGCAAACGGAGGAGAATAGACTGAGAAGTCGATTGATTCGGTTTCGAGTTGTTTGGCGACACGAACACAGTCGCCGTTGTACACGGTGAAACCTTTCCCAGTGTACGCTTCAATGTTTTGATTCATTTTTAGGGCTTTCTCTGCTTCATTCCGAAGCGCTTTGCTAGCGTATTTCATGCGCTCTTGCATTTTGCGGTGAGCGTCCATTTTAGACTGCACTGTTGATATAATTTGCGACTCGTTTTTTCCGCTTATGATGTAAGCGTTTACCTCTTTAGTTTGGCCGAACCGATAGCTTCGCCGGAGCGCTTGATAGAAGTCTTCAAACGAGTACGAGAGCCCGACAAACGCGATGTTTCGGCAGTGTTGCCAGTTCAGGCCAAAGCCACAAATTGAAGGTTTTGAAATGATCACCCGAGCCGATCCAGTTTGAAAAGCGTCTAGCTTTTTCGACTTGAGGTCGCTCGGATCTGATCCCCGAACCTCTACTGCTTCAGGAATCAAGCGATGCAGTTCGTCGGCCTCGTAATTGGTATTACACCAGACAATCCACGGTTCCTCGTTCGACTGCACCAGCGCCGCAGCTGCTTTTGCCCGAGCAGCGCAGGAAAAGCGCATCTCTTTATGAATCGTCGTGGCATTCATTTCCGGGGTACGAAACAACTCGCCTTCGCTCGCGCCTTCGACATCGTCAACGTCAACCACGATTTGTTGCAGGTTTAGCCTCGGCAAAATGTATTTTGTGCCGTCAAAACCTAGGTCTTCCGGGGTAGCCACGCATGCCGCCCAGGTTCCTACCCAGTCCCAAAAATCGCGCTCGGCGTGTCCTTTGAGTCGATAGCTGCCAAAGTTCATCGTGTCATTGATGAACCAACGGCAAAGCATCTCATTTGACGGCATCGCGTTTAGAAACTCGCAATGCTGCCCAAACTCCATGTAATCATTCGGCGCTGGCGTCGCGGTGCAGGCGAGTTTGTACGGTGTGTTTTCAAAAGCCTTCGTCAGCGCAATTCGAGTTTTGCCCATGAAGTTTTTCAGAATCGAAGATTCATCCAACACGACGCCCACGAAATGATCCGCGTTAAACTTTTCCAGCTTTTCATAGTTCGTCACATAGACGCCTGGTGATGTGACGCCGTCTTGTGATTCGACAACGGAAACCGGGATTCCAAACTTCGTGCCTTCTTTTGCCGTTTGCTGTGCCACAGAAAGCGGCGTGAGAATAAGCACGCTGCCGCCAGTGTGCCGCACTACTTGGCTCGCCCATTCGAGCTGTTGAGCAGTCTTGCCAAGCCCGCAGTCCTCAAACAGTGCGCAACGGCCTTTCCTTACGGCCCACCGCACGATGTGCGCTTGCCAGTCAAACAGAGGAGCAATGATTGGCAGCGGTTCAAAACCGGCATCGCGCACGGTTTTCTTTTTGCCAATGATGTAGTCGTCGTAGTTCATTTGGTTTTCCTCTCCGCGTTTCTGATTGCCCTGTATTCCTTCGAGCATTCCGTGCTGCATGTTTTTGCAACTCCGCTCCCAGACGGCCGCACTGGTTTAATTTGGCGGCAAATGATGCACTCGGCCATTTTTGGCTGTGATTTGGTGTAATTATGCTGCGCCTTGAAACTGGCAACCTGCATTAGCTGGCTGCACTCGCGGGAGCAGCAAACCTTCTTGCGGTCCACTGGCCGGAACTCCTTCTGACAGTTTTTGCACGCCTTCATTGGGATCCGGCACACCTCGCACTTTGTCAGCGTGCGCTTGTGCCGCTCAAACGTCACGCCGCACTCGCCGCACTGGGTGGTTTGCCACTCTGCCAGCGGTCCCCGCTTGAGTATCGGAGTCGGCACCAAGCCAGCGGGGTCAGGCCGCTTTATGAGTCCCTTGCGTATCGCATCGGCTACCAGTCCCGGCAGCTCGGCCAGCTCTGGCTTGAGCGCGTCCTGCGCTAGGCTGCCCAGGCGCGTCATGTAGCTTTTCTGGTGCCGATGCGGTGCCGAGTAATACGGCGCGCCGTTCATAAGTCCGCTCATTTTGAGTAGCGGTCGAGTGCCCAGAGATTAATGACGGTCAACCCCACCAGCGTCAGGCTCTCCACAAGGTCGCGGGATCCGCCGAGTGCGAGGATGTCTACCAGCAGGAGCCCGCCGAACCCGGCGAGGTACCAGGCTGTGCGCTTGGGGCGGTTAGGCGGGGTCGGCCCTTGGTAGGGGCGGGAGTAGTGTGAAGTGCTCATGCTTAGGCGCAGATGGCAGTTTCGATGCGCACAACGGTCAGGTCAGTAGACATACCCTCACGGCGTAGGATGCGTTCTGCGCCGCGATAGGTCAGTTGGCGAGTGCGTGAGATGTGGCGCGTGGACTGTTCGCCGGTTGCGCAATTCGAAAGGGTGATAGTGTGCAGGATCATTTTGGTTTTGGTTTGTTGTCTCACTCTGACGGCCTCGTCAGCACCAGCGTGACTGGTGGACGCCCCGAAGGGCGTTTCGGCCTAAAACTCAAAGGAGGCGCGTCCTCTGCGGACGTCTTCTGCCAGTTCCTCTGCGGCATACTCGGCTTCAAGCGCCAGCCGGTCTTCCATTTCTTCGTAGGTTTCGGTTTCGTCGTTGATTTCGGTGTTTGCTGTCATGGGCCCAACTCTAGCCAACCAAGCGCGCTTGGCTAGCTATTTTTTGCACTTTTTTTAGCCCGCTTCAAAGCGTTGAGTTCACGCGCTTTAGGACGCGGCTTGCTTGCATTCCTGCGCGCGGCCTCTGCTTTTTTCTCGGATTTCGACGCGCCTCCCAGTGCGCCAATCTCTCGGCAGTGCTGGCGGAGTGTTTTTTCAGCGCCCATTTTGGTGTAAACGGTTGATTTCGCGCTCGATGTACCAGATCGCCTTGCGCAGATCCTGCACGGCGTCGCCTTTTTTGCCATGTCGAATCAGGTATTTCAAAGCATTCCCGATGCAGAAATTCTCGTGTTCGCAAATCGTAATGGCCTCAACCCCGGATTTATGACTGGTGTAATGAGCGGGATGGTTTACAGGGTCTTCGTGTTGCTTCATCCAAGCATCCTAGCCAAGCCCGCTAGGCTGTCAAATTTAGTCACAAGTGCCTTTGTTTCATGAGGAAAACAAGCCCCGTCGCAGGCTCTCCCTGCGCACCATACGGCAAACTGTAACGGCTACACCATATCGGTGAGCTCAACGAAATGATCTACTCGCCAGCGGGCACGAGTCCAGCCTCAAACAAATCAGCCTCTTCCTGCCTCCTGCGCCTAAGTCCTTTGCTGTTAGGCCATAACCGTACCATTTCGCGAAATTGGTTGGGAATCTCTTTGAGGTTGCCGGTCTTGAGGAGTGCTTGGATGTTGCACATCTCCCTGCGTCGGTCGCCGGTCAAACTAGCCCCCCGGTTAAACGCCAGCGAGACAAGCGCCGCAGTGCAGTCCCCCGGCAGTTCCTCGGCCTGCGGGTAGATCCTCAGCGTCCGCAGATACCAAGTCGGCAGCGTCACCGCCTCAAATACAGCCATTGCAGCGGCCCAGGGTACCACTAGATGCCGGACGTGCGGCAGCACTGTTTGCGCCTCGGCACCTTTGCGGCCAGACACGCCCACCAATGCGGCCAGCGTGTTGGAGTCCAGATGCGGCGACCAGGCTCTAGCGGTCTCGGTTGCCGACGTGTGCCCCAGATCCCATCCAACTCCGATTGTGATACCAGACTGTTCCCCCGGCCACTCAGGGTTGCGGTCGTAATAGGCCTCGCCGCCTGTTTCCCAAGCAATGATGGATTTGATTCCGCGAGGAGAGAGATTCATTTTCGCAAGCTGCGGATGGTTTCGATGATTTTAAGGGCCGTAAAAATGCCCGCCAGCAGGCATCCCGCAACCCGGATCCACTGCTCGACCTCGCTTAACGACAGTGCCAAAGCGCTGACGTTTGCCAGATTAACGGTCGCGAGGTCGAGCAGATGGCGGTTAGACACGTGCGAGGAAGGTAGTGCCTGGTCCTGGTACGAGAGGGAGTCTTCCGGCGGCGTCATAAATCCCACTGTACGGCATGATCTTGTCGGCGGGAAGTCCCGTCCCATCCATGCTAGCGGGCGGGAGGAGTCTTTTTGCGGCCGATAGGACTACGAGTCCTGCGGGTGGGGTTGCGCCGAGGTAGCGAGCCTGCATTGCTGGTATCGTCGGGACTGGAAGAACGGTCATATTTTTTGAGAATTTGTTTGCCGAAATAGCCAACAAAAGCGCCTAGGATGCCTGCCACGATTGCCCAAGTGCCGGGGGCAACGGATGATGCAATGGCGAGTAGCATGGAAAGATTGCCGGGGGTGATGGTCATTTGCGAGGTTCCTGCTGCTTATGTGCCGCGCCAAAGTAAAAGCCCAGCACAGCCGTGAAGCCCGATGTAAGCCCGCCCAGCAGTAAGGTTAAAGTGGGGTCGCTCCACAGCTTCATGTCACCGGTAAGCAGCGCGCAAATGATTCCAAGATAGCAAACAGTAAGCGTGCACGCCAACGCTGGCGGCACCCATGAGCCCGTCGAGGTCTGCATCGCCCTTGCGCTCGCCCGGTCTTCGGCTGCCAACTTTTCAGCGTCAATTCCCAACTCGGCCATACGGGTCTTGAGTTGCATGTCGGCGGCTTGCAAGGCAGCAATCTGCTCCGCGGTGAGGTTGCCCGAGGTCAGCGCACGCTGCACTTTGTCAGCCGTCGCATCGCTCATGCCGAGCGCTTTGCCAACAGCCTCCACGGCAGCCCCCCCAAAAGGGCCGCCTAGAAGATTGCCGATTGTAGGTAGAAGCTTGGCTAAGAAGCTCATACGAAATACGGCGTGTTTGGCGTAATCCGCGAATAAACGAAGTCAATGTTTGCCACCACTGCCGTTGCTATTGCCGCCGTGCGAATTATGGTAACGATGAAAATTATTCTGCCAGATGGAATGTTGGTCGTGTGTGTTGCAACTGTGACGCCGTCAATCTTTGCAACTACCTGAGTGCCAGCAGCGTTAATGATAATTTCCAAAGATTTGAAAGTGTTTGGAGAAAAAGAAACACCTGTTGCAGTAGCCGTTTCGGTATTTGCTGTGCGCGTAACAAACTCAATGGCTTGACCGTCTTTAACTCGGAAATAAATTCCATTGGAAGGTTCTGCGCTTGTAGAGTCTCCCCACCCGCAACGCAATGCCCCAGTGAGTGTTGTGTCAAACCAAGTTGTCCCACTTTGCCCCACCCTAAAAATAACTCGAGCGGCAGAATTGCCAATTAAAGAGGCATTTGCCGCTTGATTTAGCCTTGAACTTTGCCCTGAAGTTGCTGTTGCGCCAGTAGACATGGCAACAATTCCAAATCCAGAATTAACGGTTGAATTTAATCCCCCCGTTACTCCAAATGCTAGATTTCCCGTGAGGGAAACCGTTGCCATAAACTGCTCAAAAAACTCAAGGTAAGTTCCAGGCGTCGGCACGTTTGCCAGCGATGCTGTCAGCCCGTCAATCTTGCTCTGCGCGATAGCCGCGTCACTGGCAACGTCAGCGTCCACCAACAGGCTCGCAGGCGATTGCAGTGTGCCAGCCACGTTTTTCCATAGGCCCGTGCCCGCCACCAGTCCGAGGGAAGTGTGCACATGCGAAGGAGTGCCGTCGCCAAACTGCGCTGTGACGCTGTGCCCGTTTCCGGTTGCAAACGCCTCCAGCGTAACAAAGATACGATCTGTCACCAGCATCGCAGTCTCTGGCACCAGCACGCTAATAGCAATCAACGAGGACGTTTCCGTGATAGCAACCGCCGCAGATGTCGCCAGCAATGTCGGAGCGTTTACCCCGTCGTATTTGTAAACCTTGGCGCGCACACTGTTATCGTGGTTGGCATCGGCAACGCCATAAACCCAAAGGTTAAAATCCCACAGCCCTGCCGGGATGTCTGACGCGCCCGGATCCTGCGGTGTGGACTCGGTGACAAACCCGGCGAACGCCGTCCATGTGTCTACGGTCAACGTGCCAGTCGTCGCAGTCGTCTGCGCTGCGTCTGCACTGCGGCCTAGCTGTTTAGGAGTGTTTGGCAGGTTGGTCGTTGGCGCGTCTGCATTTGTGCCCTGGTTGAGATAATACGTCAGCCCGTTAGCGCCGCCGCCGCCGCCGCCCGTAGAGGCTGCCGGAGCCCACTGTGTACCGTCCCAAGTGAGCACTTGGCCGCTGGTCGGTGCCGTTGCTGCCACCGCGTTGTTTTGCAGCTTTTCAACTTTCGTTGAGTGCAGCCCGCCGGACACGTCGCCGGTAATGATTGGAGAGTTGAGTGGCATAAATTATTGGAACAAAGGCATGTAGTACAGTGTGCCATTGAGCGTTATTGCCATGTACGAAATTACGGTTGAGGGGTCCGCTGGTGCCCCTGTCAATGATGGAGCGGCAATTGACAATCCTCCTGTGCTCACTGCGTTTTTTCCGATAGCAATTCCGGCGGAAGATGCGTTGGTGTTTTCTCCAATTGCAATTGAATTAACCCCAGTCGCTTGTGCGTATTGGCCGATTGCCATGGAAACACTACTGTTTGCAGTGGCGTAAATACCAATGGCAATACTCTCAGCAACACCCATCGCTCTGGCGGTGTCACCAATTGCTATTCCCCCCGCGCATGTTTCGCTGTTGCTGCCTAGCCGAGTCAGTGTAAATCCACTTCCGCTTGGCGTGTAAGCAGTTCCAAATTCCGTTGTGTATTTTGGCTCCCACTCTGCGCCCGTAAATTCCAGCAACTGACCGGCAACAGGCTCTGTTGTAGAGATTGACTTGCCTTGCAAAAAAAGTGCAGTCGCAGTCAAGGGCCTCCAAAACCCTGAAACCGAATAAGGATTGTTCCCAATATTTGCGTTTTGGATTGAGACGTAATTTTCGGTATCGGGATACACCCCGTTAACAAAAACCATATCTCCAATTGAGTAGGTCGCAGTTGCACTCCATGCGCGTCCGCCAATGTCAGTGCCCCCTGCACCCCCACTGCTGGCAACCAGCGCTCGGATGCTAATAAGTTCCCCCGCCGTCGGAGCCTCCACAAACGTAATCGTGCCGCCCGCAGTTGAGGTCACCGCGTACTTACTAGGCGGCTGGTCGATACCGCCCACGCTCACTAGGTAGCCGCCGTCGGCCGTGCCATTGTAGCCGGAAAATGTAAACGCCGTGGTTGTACCGTCGCCGGTGCGCTCGGTTGCCGTAGTGCCCGCTGCGGTGGGCGGGTTGAGCAAGAGCACAGCGCTGTCACCGCCCAGGAATAACTCTCCGGTAGCGGTATTTACAGCAAGCTCCCCAACGGTGAGCGAGGTGGGCGAGCCCGTCGCCCCGCTCCTCTTTTTCGGGATGATCGGGAAAGCCATAGTTTAGTAAGTACCAGCGTTTGCTACGGTTGCGGTTCCATCGCCTGCGATTTCAATGGATGCGGAAGACTTCACGCCGCCCACTACGGTGGACGTGCCAGGAATAACTTTGGCAGCACCAGCAACGGAAATCTGCAAACCGTTGGAAGTCAGCGGGTCGATGCTTAAAACCCCAAGCTGCGCCGTGGTAGCAATCTGCAACTGTGTCGTCGAAATTTGCCCTAGCGCATTAAGCTGCGGGACTTTGCCAGCCTCGGCAAGCTGAGTGATTTGGTCAGTGGCAAGCGCGCCGACGTTTGCCGCTGTTAGCACCACGTTGCCTGCTGCCGTTGGAGAGATGTCGTTGACGGTGCGCACCTCAGATTTTGCGCCATCAATAAAATCCCAAGTTGTGCCGTTAAAGGCAATTACGTCGCCAGCCTGCACGAACGTCTGCCCGTTAATTGCCGGATCTAGCGCCAGGCTGTTTGCCGCAACGTAGTAATCGCCTTTTGCAGCAGTGCCTGCGCCAACTACGCCGTTGGATGCAATAACCGGCGAACTGTTGACCGTCCAAGCTCCTTTGTAGGTCAGCGCCCCAACGGAGGCGGGGGGAAGAAGTGCGCTCGGAATCTTGCCATCCACGCCCAGCTGCGGCACGAGCCCAGCAATTGCAGTGGTCGTGAGAAACGCAACCTGGCTGGTTGTCAGCGCGCTAATTTGAAAGCTGGAAATGAGCCCGGAGCCAGTGAGCTGCGGAACTCCTCCGGGAGTCGCCAGCGTGGTCAGCTGCGAGGTCTGCACTGCGCCGCCACCGATCTCTACCACTGCGGAGTTGGCCTTGGCGTAGAGCTTTCCGCTGGCGGTGTTGATCGCCAACTCGCCCAACTGAAGAGCGCCGGAAAGTGGTGCGATTTCGGAAGTCGCAACAGCGTTGCGGATAGGGATGATCGGGAATGCCATGGTCGTGTTTTAGTAAGTGCCAGCGGTGTATGTTGTTGGCACCCATTCGGTGCCGTTAAAT